TAATATGGGCAGAGGTTGCGGCGCAAAGAACAAGAGCTGCTAATAAGCTAGCAATGTTAAATGCGGCTCTTCTTGCGCAAACAGAAGCTCCAAGTCTTGATATTAGAACAGAGGTTGAAAACCTTGTGGATAGCATCTCAACTTCTGTTAACAGCAGTCTTGGAATTAGTTATGAAATGGACGCGTATACAAGAAATAGGCTTGTTGATGAATATGTTATGGATATGGAAAAGTATTCAAAAAAACTTATTCGACAAGCAAATATCGAACTAAAAACATTTGTAGCAGCCGAAGTCGCAACGGTTAACTTAACGGAAAAAGCATTGGGACAGCTAATCTCAGATAGGTACGGAATAGCCGCAAGGCACGCAAGGTTTATAGCGCATCAAGAATCAACTATGGCACGAGAAAGAATAAATCGTGTTGGTGCTGAGAAAGTAGGATTTAGGCATTACGTTTGGCAAACCGTAGGAGATTATAGGGTACGACCTGAGGGCGGTAAAAAAAGCTATATGGGCGATAATCATAGAAGGCTAGACGGCAAAGTTTTTTCGTTTGACGATCCGCCGATTGTTGATAGAATAAAGGGCAGAAAATGCAATCCAGGTGAAGACTTTGGTTGCAGGTGTACAGCAAGGGTTATTATTGATGATGAACATTATGAAATCTGAAAAACAGGAAGAGTTTCAAAATGGGTTTCCTGTGATGAAAAAGATTGTAAACTTTTTAACGGCAGGGCTAGTCGATTATTCGGATGTTGACGACGGGAAGTACCTTTTGCGAAAAGAGGCAATTGATAGAATGCTTCCAACGCTAGAAGGTAGACCGCTAGTTATTGGACATCAAAAAATTGATCCAGATCATCTTGAAGACATTGCAGTAGGATATATTACAAAGGGTTACTGGAACCCCGAAACTGGTTCATTTGACTGCGATGTCTTAGTTAAAGACCCAGAGATTTTGAACCCCGAGCATAATGCTGTGTCATGCGCTTATGTAGCCACAGAGTTCGGCGAGGGGGGCAGATATAGCGGCATTGAATACGATGCGGAGATTCTTAATGGAAACTTCACTCATATAGCGCTAGTGGAAACACCGCGTTATAACGATGCCAAGATTTTAGTAAATGGAATTAATAAGGGGAAAGCTATGATTAAAAGATTCTTTTCTAATGCCGCTGGTGCAGAAGATGAAAAAAAATCAGAGGATGAAGAGAAAAAAGAAAACGAGGACGGGAAATCCCTCAATCCTGATGATGTCGTTATGGTTGGAGAGGACGAAGTAACGGTTAAAGATTTAATTGACTGCTATAAGAACTCTTGCAAGAAGAACGAGGAGAAGGAAGAGGAAAACGAAGACGAGAAAAAAGACAACGAAGAAGAAAAGAAGGACAATGAATGTGATGAAAAGAAAAACGAGGATTCAGATGATGATCTTGTTTCTAAAGTCACAAAGATTGTTGAAAGGATTCTTGCTGAAAAAGACAAGAAGAATGAGGATGAGGATAAAAAAGATAATGAGGATAAAGAAGAAAAACAGAACTCATTGTCTGTCGCAGCTATGATGCGTGATTATTCTCAACCACAAAACGGTTTTGAAACTCGTGCTGAACGCATCGCAGAATCAAATAAAAAATATGGTTTATAAACTATAAAGGAGCTTAAATATGGCAACTATTGACTTAAATGCATTCGGTCAAACTACCGCCAAAGGAAAGCTAGAGCTTACGCCAAATTATAGCATTTTCAGTGCTAAAATTGCAGCTGGTTCTAATGTTACACTAGAGCCAGGTATGGCAGTTGAGCTTGACGCTTCTTCTACAGGAGCAATGTTGACCGTAAAGCCTGTTAATTCAGGTCTAATATTCGGTTTCATTCCACTTGTTCACAAGAATAATGCAATCGGGTTAACATCAACTGTAACAGATACAGTTGAGGTTGCAACCAAAGATTGTGTTATGGTTATGGAAGCTGGTGAAGCTATCGCTAGGGGCAATCTTCTAAAATACGATGCAACAAACGTTAAGGTAGAAGTAGCTGATACTGCTGATGATGCTATTATTGGTATTGCACTTGATGCTGCTGCTGCTAGTGGCGATTTGATTCGTGTTAAAATTGCAACACCAAACATTCCTGCTGTTGTGGCTGCTTAACTTTGAGGAGGATTATAAAGATGATTAATTTTCAAACATGCACTCCGCAAGAGTTCGTTAATAGCGTAAATACCGATGCTGCCGCATATCAGCAAGTTGTTACAACTTTGACTGACATTACTAATAAGGTTATTCGCCAGAAGTTTTATCAAGTGAATATTCCGGATTTCGTTGATGTAGAAGTTGGTCGCGCTGCTTTTATGCAGGAGATTTTGCATAATGCAATCGTTGATGTTTCTGGTGCTTTTGAATCTGGTGTTATTAACACTGGTGCAGAAGCTAGAATGGATTACAGCGATGTCGCAATTGCTCCTAAGAAATTCCCAATCCTTAATTGGGCGAAGAAATCTGTTTACAGTATCTTCGATGTTCAGCAAGCTTTCAAAGCCACAAACTTCGACATTATCGAGGAGATGGCAAAAGCTCGTAAACGCAATTGGGACTTGGGTATTCAAGAGACAATTCTCACTGGTTCAAGAGTTCAAACCAACGTTACTGGTTTAATCAATAACGCTGGCGTAACATCAAATACAACCTTGATGACAAAGAAGATTGTATCTTGCACCGATGCAGAATTCCAGGCACTTGTTGGTGGTATTGTTGAAGCTTACTATGCAAATAGCAATTACACTGTTATGCCGAACCGTTTCTTCATCCCAACCGAAGACTACAACGGTTTGGCAATGGCTGCTTCAACAGCTTATCCGCTTGTATCAAGGCTTGAATATTTAACCAATGCATTCAAAGAGATTGTTAGTGGTTATGGTGTTGGCGACTTCAAGATTTTACCGCTTGCATATCTTAACAAGACCCAGATGAATGCTAAGGTTGGCGTTAATAAATATCGTTACGTTCTTGCAAATAAGAACCCAGATACTTATTACGCACCAATTCCTGTTGACTTTACCATGACGCAGTATGGAACGTTGGATAACTTCAATTTCTATAATACTGCTTATGGACAATATGCAGGAACCGTCGTTCTAAGACCTAAAGAGCTTCTATATCTTGACTTTGCATAGGAGAGACTATGAAACTGCTCAACATAGGACAGCGTGACTTCATAACGCCATACGGCAAGTGGTCGCCGATGGGAATTCTTGAAGTTCCTGACGGTAAAGAGGGGGAGTATCTTGCTTATGGCAACGAAGTCAAAGTTTTGGAAGAAATTAAAGAAGTTGTTGCAAAAAATGAAACAACTTCTGCAACTTCTAAAGAAACGAAAAAAACAAAAAAACGCTAAGTAATTAGTAAAATTAAAAAGGAAAGGTATGGCTCAATTTAATCCCAATGATGTTACTGTTGATGACTTCAAGGCTTATTTTGACCGTGCCTTTCCTTTTGCTCCAGACGATGATCCAGACAATAAAGAATATATTCGAGACACAGATATCGAAATTGCGTTTCAGCAAGCAAAAGTAAACTTTAACAATACCGTCTGGTCAGATTACGAATCTGCAAAGATAGCATTTCTATTCTTAACAGCTCACTATCTTTGTATGGATATGCGTATGGCTCAAAGTGGGCTTGCATCTTCGGGAAGTTTTATCATGTCAAGTAAATCAGTCGGTGATGTTTCAGCATCTTACGCCATACCACAAGCATTTCTTGATTCGCCAGCTCTAAATTATTTAACATCAACGGAATTCGGGCTTAAATATTTATCGCTTCTTTATCCACGCTGCATTGGTTCTGCAACTGTTGTATTAGGGACTACGACTGTAAGATGAGCTATTCGGTTAAAATTAATACAGATGGGCTTAATAAGTTTTCAGAGAAATTCAAAACTTCTTATGCACTTGTGGGAGTTTTAGGAAGTAAAAGCCAAGAAGGAAGCATTGCAGAATATGCTTATGCCCACGAATTTGGATCTGTAACAAACAATTTGCCGCGCAGATCTTTTCTAAAAGATCCGCTTGAAAAACATCTCCCTGAGGGAGTGGAACGAATAAAAAAAACACTAACTAAGTTAATAGAAGCGGGAGAGGTTGATAAGGCGCTAGAGATACTTGGATTAAAAGGAGTTGAAATTGTAAAAAAGGCTTTTGAAACTTCAAACGATGGAGAGTGGAAACCATTGTCACAAGCCACAATTGACGCAATGAAAGAAAGCCGTCGTAAAGGGTGGAAGATTTTAGTTGATACAGGCGCACTAAGGGGCTCTATTACTTCAATGGTGGTTAAAGAATGATTATTCCTGCAAGCACAAAAGGTCTTAATAATATAGCAGTGCCAAATGTTGCCGACGTTCTTGAAGGCTGGATGACAACTGTTACAGCTGAAAAAGTAACAAAAACAATCGTTGATGGCGAAGTGCAAGAAACTGGTGTAATATTTAACTTTCAAGGGATGATTCAGCCCTATGCAACGAAAGATATAGAGCTGCTGGCAGAAGGTGAACGCCACTGGGAATGGGTAAAGGTTTATACGCAATATACTAATTTAAGAGTTGACGACAAGCTAATCATTAACCAAAAAACATATCGAATAATGCACAAGACGTTTTATGAAAAGTTTGGTTATGGTTTCTATCGATATGATATGGTAAACGATTATACGGAGAACGATGGCTGAGAGAGAAGTAATAAAATGTGTAATGGATATCATCAAAGAGTATATGAAGCTTGATGATGAGCATTGCTATTTGTATAACCAAAAATGGCTAATTCCGTCAGATCAATCGCTTTATATATGTTTGGGATGTTCTAATATTGAAGCTGTGGGAAATCCTCTCAAATATAGAAGAACAGAAGAAGATTTGATTGCAATAAATACGGTTATAGTATCGGAGTCGTTATTTCTTGAGATGTATAGTTATTCAAATGAAGCAAGAATTAGACAGCCAGAGCTAATTGCTGCTTTTAATAGTGATTTAGCAATTAGAACTCAAGAAAGACGACAATTCTCGTTTGGCTATATTCCGTTAAGCTTTAGCGATGTATCTCGTGCAGAAGGTAGCAAAATATTGAATCGCTACCACGCAGATATTAAGGTATTATATGGGCGAACCTTTGAAAGTGTTGCAGAGTACTGGAATGCTTTGGGTGGGCTTAAAACAATAATAAATAATTGAGGGTAAAAAATGGCAGAGATAGATATTTCTAACATTATAAACGTTTCTATTTCGGACAGCCCTATTTCGATGAGGCAAGCTAATACTAGTGCGATAGCTTGTATCACCGATGAACAGGCTCCGAATGGTGAGCCTTACTTGATCTATCGTTCCCCAGTGCAAGTTGCAACTGATTTCGGTAGCCAGAGTGAGGTTTATAAGCAAGCTGTGGCTGTATTTGCCCAGGCACCAAACCTTTTAACCGCAAATGGTTATTTTGTTGTATTGCCAGCACTTCCAGCTGTAACAATCCCATCAAGAGCTGGTTATGCCATTATTGATGCGATTAATCTTCAAAACTTTAGGCAGGTAACCGATGGTTCTGTTAATATTGGAGCTGATGGCGGTACTGCTTATGAGTTTACAGGATTAAACTTTACGGGTGCCAATACAACAGAGGGCGTTGCTGCTGTGTTCCAAGCTGCTATTAATGCAAGCGAGACCGCAGGAACTGCAACAACTGGCGACTTAACAGCGTCAAATTTTACATCAGTTGATGATGGTTCCTTTGGCATTTCTGTTAATTTAGGTAGCACAGTAAGCATCACAGGGCTTGATTTCAGCGGAACCTCAACCCTTGAGGACGTTGCAACAGTAATCACAGCGGCATTAACTACTGCTGAAGCTGGAGCAACTTGTAGTGCAGTAGGAGATACTTTGGTATTTACTAGTGCTACAACGGGAGAAGGTTCTAGTGTTATATTAAGCGCAGGAGGGACAGGAACCAACTTACTTGCAAGCGATTATTTGGGAGAGACGCTCGTTAATGTTAGTGGTAGAGACAAATTAGGTGTTACCGCTGCTTATGTTGATGGGCACTTGAGGTTTACATCAGATTTTGCAGGTGGAACTTCTGCTGTAACCATTGAGCAAAATGCAACAGGAACCGACTTAACTGGCATCTCATATCTTGACGTCGATACTGCCGTTTTTGTTCAAGGCGTTGAGGCATATTCAGGGCGTGAGAGGTTGGTAGATACATTAATCCGTTGCAAGCCTCTAGTATACTTCTGCGGAATTTTAGTAGATCATTCTCTTGACCCTGCATATAACAACGCAGAGCTTTTAGATGCGTCAAATTGGGTTCAAACTCAAGACAAGATGCTTTATATCGCAAACAACGATATTACTTGCTGCGATACAGGTGAAATCTTTGATGTTATCAGAGGTCGTAATAACCACCATACACGCTGCGTTGCATATTTCAAAGATACGGCAGAAAGTGCACGTCTTATGGCGGCAGCTTATGCTTCTAGGGGACAGTCAGTTGACTTTGGTGGGTCAAATACAACTCTTACGATGCAACTTAAGACCTTGGCTACTATTGATCCAGATCCAAATGCAACTGAGACGTTGGTTCAAAAGGCTAAGAATGTCGGCGCTGATATGTACGTTAGCGTGGATGGCGTTCCTTGCGTATTCTCTAATGGAGCAAACGAGTTCTTTGACAATGTATATAACGACATTTGGCTTAAGACCGCCTTACAGGTTGCAGGATTTAATGCATTGCGCAATGCGGCTTCTAAAATCCCA